GAGAAAAACAACAATCCAATTAGAACTTATACAAGACTCCGATTTTATGGGAGTAACAGACGCGATGGAAGATATCATCGCGTTAGCCTGGGAGAAAGATGAAAGTTGTGAAAATGAGACTCGTCTTGTTTTCCGTTTCGGAGACTCCGTAGATAAAGTAAAAGATAAACTGTACGAAAGAGACCTCATCTTAGATTTTGATAAAGAAGTCGTTTATGAAAAATAAAATACAACAATTAATTAGAGTTGGATTATCCAAAGAATTATTAAAGAATTTGTCTGAAGGACAAGTTAATCAATTGCACCGCAGAATGATTTCTGAACAAGTGGTACCTTTACCATCAAAACCATCGTATAAAGTGGGTCCTGAAGGTGGAGAATTACCTAAGTCAGAAAAGGGATATGCCATTAAGAAAAATCAAGATAATTCTATTACCGCAACTCCAATGGAAAGTGAGATTGATGAAAATCTTGGTACGGATTATCAATCAGGTTATAACGCAGATGAATTTGGTGGTAATTTACCCGTTAATTATAATAACCCTGAAGATGATAGTGAACCAGATGTAATGGGTAAAAATGATGGTATGCCGACAGAAGGTGAAGTAGGTGAAGGAAAAAAGAAAAAATCTAAATACAATCCTTGGGCTATTTGTACATCATCTGTTGGTAGAGAAGACAACGATAAATTTGAAAGATGTGTTAAAGATGTTAAAAGAAATGTTAGAGAAGGTAAAAACCCACATCAAGTAATTGTTGAAATGGCTTTAGAAAAAATGGTTGAAAAACACATTTCTCCAAGAATGACTAAGGGTGATTTAATTAAAACTTTATCAGAACAGGGAATTATCCGTAGACCGATGTCAAATATGAGAATTGGTTTTGTTGATGAAGGAATGGACAAACCAACAAAAAAATCTTATTCTTCTAAAAAAGAAGATATGGAACAACAAACAAAAGAGGCTCCAACAAGAGTAAAACCTGGTACTAAGGAAAAAGAAAAACCAGGAAAAATGGACCCATTTAAGAATCCAAAACATCAACCAAAGCCAAAGGCTAAAAAAGATATTGAGGAACAAGCTACTAAAACAGCCCCTCCTGTGGTTAAACCAGGTACAAAAGAAAAACCAAAAACTTCTGACCCGTTTAAGAACCCAAAACACCAACCAAAACCAAAGGCTTCAACAAAAGCACCAAAAATGGGTACGGTTGAGATACCAGATTATTTAACTTTTGACCAATTAAAAATTAATTTCAAAGACCAATAATGGCTAAAAAGAATAGAATACACGAAGCTCCAATTGATTACGGAGATAGACCTGAAAGAATGTCACCAGACGTTGAAGGTAAAATTAATAGAGGTGAAACTCCTTTATCAAAAAACCCTGCGTTCCCTGATATTCAAGGAGGTCAAGTACCACAAACTTTTGAACAACTTATTGCATCTAAAAGATTCAAAGATGTTGTTGACAAAGTAAAAAGATATACTGGACAAGAAAACATTTCAGGTCAAAATGCTTTGATGCAACTCCAAATGGCTATGATGAGAGGAGTTCAAGATTTATTTGCAATCCAAAGAAACAATAAAGAATATTTGGAAAACTTGGCCGTTGATTTAGTTAGAAAAGAAATGGGTGTTAGACCGGACCAACTACAGTATGATGCTAAACTTGTTGGTATGGGTGAAATTGATATGGAAGGATTTTCTAAAGAAGGTGAAGAACCTGAAGAAGAAGAAATTGAACAAAATTTCCAACAACAAGAAGAAGATATTGAAGACTTTATTACCGCATTTGAAAGATTTGATATTGAAAAGGCAAAAAGAAGATTTATTAACGCTTTAATTCAAGGTTCATCTAAAAAAGGACATTACATGTTTGAATTAGTAAGAGATGAACTTGATAGAATTGACCCAAGATTATTAAATCTATACGGTGTTGTTATGTCCATCAACGACTTAATGTATTGGGTATTACCTGACCAAATGATGGATATGATGATGAGTCAAAGTGGTGTTGGTGGAAAAGAAGAAGTTGATATTGAAACTGACCCCCCAACAGTAAAGGCGCGTGGTTTATTTTTCCCTATTTTGGTTCATGAGTTAATCAAAGGTACAATGGAAGTATTAGGTACACAAGGACTTCCTGATGACCCAAAACAAGCCGAAATGGTAATGGCATCTACAGACACTTTAGCAAATGAAGTATGGGATTTAAGATTAGGACCTGTATTATGGGAAAAATTCTTAACTGCATATCCTGAACGTTTATTTGAAGAAGATAAAAAATTCATACAAAGCTACCTATTTGCAAGATTTTCAGCTTTATCTGCTGATGAGTTTTTCAAACTAGCAAAAATGATTTTAAGAGGTGATGCAAAAGCAACATCTATCTTAGACAGAATGGTTACAGAAATTGTTAATCATCTTAATGAAGTTCACTCAGATGACGATGAAGAAACATCAGGTTACGGTGACGAGGATGATGATACTGACCCTGATGATTTAAGTGATTTAGATGATTTCTTAGGTAGTTTAGGTATCGACAGGTCCTAACACTAACCTTTTATGGGTTTTACCAAAGAACAATTATTATTAGAATATTCAAGATGTATTAAAAATACACCATACGCTCTTAAGACGTATCTTCAGACTTATGATAACACTCAGTCAAGATATGTCCCTTTAGAGTTATTTCCTGACCAAGTAAACTTGGTGGAGGATTATGAAAACTTCAATGAAAACATTGCGTTAAAATATCGTCAGGCAGGTGTGTCTACGGTAACCGCTGCTTGGGCGAGTAAAAGACTTGTATTTGCATCAAAACAAAGACCTGAGAAGGTTTTGATTATTGCAAACAAATTGGATACCGCTGTGGAAATGGCGAATAAGATTCGTGGTTTTACTGAACAATGGCCTGCTTGGGTTGGTGTTGGATTTTCACCTGACAAAAATGCCGCAAGACACTTTAAGTTAACTAACGGTTGTGAGGTTAAAGCGGTTGCAACATCAAAGGATGCACTTCGTGGTTATACCCCAACTATGTTGATATTTGACGAAGCTGCGTATATTGAGGCGGATGGTGATTTCTGGGCAGCCTGTATGGCTTCATTGTCTACGGGTGGTAAAGTTGTTGTTGTATCAACACCAAACGGATACGACCCAATTTATTATGAAATATACGAACAAGCCAATCGTGGAATGAACGATTTTAAAATTACAGAAATGTTTTGGTATCGTGACCCACGTTATACAAAAGATTTATATTTGGTTAAAACTAACGAAATTATTCATTTCTTATTAAATCGTGATGAATATACTGCCGATAGTGTTATTGATTTTTCAGGTCGTGACCCGTATGAAAGAAATTACGATGAGTTAAAAGCCTATTTTGAATTAGGTTATAGACCATGTTCCTCTTGGTTTGAGGCGATGGTTAAAAAACTTAAGTACGACAAACGTAAAGTTTCTCAGGAATTGGAATGTAATTTCTTGGGTTCGGGTGATAACGTATTTGACTCTAATTTAATTAAAAACATTACTGACAACATGATTAAAGAACCTATCAATAAAATGATGGGTGGTGGGCTTTGGATATGGAAAGAACCTGAAATGGGACATAGATACATTATGGGTGTGGACGTTTCTCGTGGGGATTCTGAGGATTACTCAACATTCCAAATTTATGACTTTGATGATAAGGAACAGGTTGCTGAATATGTTGGAAAACTTCCCCCCGATGTACTGGCAGAGATTGCTTACAAATGGGGTAACATGTACAACTGTTTTATCGTAATTGATATCACTGGTGGTATGGGTGTTGCAACGGCAAGAAAACTACAAGAACTTGGATACAAAGATTTGTATGTTGATGGTGTTGATTTTGGAAATAAATGGAAGTATGACCCAAAAGCAGCTGAAAAAATACCTGGTATTAACTTTAACAACAAAAGGGTTCAAATTATTGCCGCTCTTGAAGAAAGTTTAAGACACGGATTAAAGGTTCATTCATCAAGATTATTGAATGAAATGAATACGTTTGTTTATATCAATGGACGACCAGACCACATGAAGGGACAACATGATGACTTAATCATGTCTTTGGCTATGGCAATTTATGTTTCTGATTCATCTTTTTCACAACTTACAAAGGTTACACAACAAGCTAAAACAATGTTGGAGTCTTGGACAGTTCAATCACACGAACCACCAAAAGACCAATATTTTAATCCATCAATGCCAAATACAAATTTCAAAGATAACCCAGCATTCAGAAATCAACCATCACAAAAAGATTATGAACAGTATTTATGGTTATTCGGCGGGATGAAGCGTTGATAAAAAAATAATATAATATAGATTTTCAATATGGACCAAAAAAACTTGACAATATGGCAAAGATTATCCCAGGAGTTAGGACCTAATTCTTTGTTGGGTCAAGACATTCCCACATATAAGTTTGATAAAAAAGAACTTTTAAGAACTCAGGATAAGGCTGAGTATGAAAAACAAAAACTCCAAGCTCAACAAACTTTTTATATTGCAAGCCAATGGGCTAAAATTGAAAATAACCTTTATAGTCAGGCTGTGTATTATGAACCAACTCGTTTGGCATCATACTATGACTATGAATCAATGGAATATACTCCTGAAATTTCTGCCGCTTTGGATACATACGCTGAAGAATCTACAACAGTAGATGAAGACGGTTATATGTTACAGATATACTGTGATTCACCGAGAATCAAAGCAATATTGGGGGATTTATTTAATAACGCATTGGATGTGAATACAAACTTACCAATGTGGACTCGTAATACCGCCAAGTATGGTGATAACTTTGTATTCTTAAAGTTAGACCCTGAAAAAGGTGTTGTGGGTTGTTTACAATTACCAAACATTGAGGTTGAACGTATTGAAGTTGGTATGAAAGGTAGAGCCACTTCAGGTTATGGTGGACCAACAGCATCAAATGCCGGTGTTAAGAGTCTTACTTTTACTTGGAAAAACAAACAACTTGAATTTAACAGTTGGGAAATTGCTCACTTCAGATTATTGGGTGATGATAGAAAACTTCCTTATGGTA